ATCAGCAGAGTGCATAGCAGACTTACTGCTTTTGAAGAAGAAAATGCCGATATGATTTCTTCCTATCTGAAAAATTACAACATCAACGGTGTGGGTATGGAGTTTGGCGCAAGTTGGAATTTGATGTGCATAAGCGGTGTGGCAATTCCTGCGGACCTCTACTCTCTGCTTAAATCAACAGGGCTTTGTTATCCTGCAATATGAGGTGATATGTTTTGAAATTTCCGTCACTTGTAAAAAAGCAGTTCTGTAAAACTCCTGTTGAGGTGACAATATACGGCGAGGGTGTTTCCGAGGACGGAGCGCCATTGACCGTGTTTGAATGTAAAAATCTGTATCCCTCCGACAGCCTGTATCCGTCAGCCGTCCTGCACGGCGGCAATTCCTTGTGCAATATGCAGTCTAAAGCCAAAACAGTCTATACCAAAGAACAGAAAATCGTTCAGGTGTCGGCTGTTTTGCTTTTTAGCGGTGACCTTGCACCCGATTGTCCGAATTTAAGCAGCGGCTATGTGGTGCTTGACGGCGAAAAAAGAACCATTGTGCAAGGCATTAAGCACCGCAACCCTGACGGCACAGTGAATTATACGGAATTGGATGTGATTTAATGAGTTTTTCGGTAACATCAAAAATCAAGCTGAATCTGCCTGTACTAAAACAGCTTGATACAGCACAGCAAACGGCATTGCGTAAAACCACAGACGCATTGCTTAGACAGATTAAAAACAGTCAGGTTATGCCTTTTGATACGGGTAATTTGCAGAACGAAAGCACCTTTGCCGATTACGCAAATCTTGCCGAGGGCGAAACAAAAATCGTATCGAGTACACCGTATGCCAGACGGTTGTATTTTCATCCCGAGTATAATTTCAGCCGTGAGGAAAACATTGCCGCCGGCGGCAAGTGGCTTGCACCTTGGATCAAGGGCGGTGCACGACAAAACTTTTGTCAAAAGGC